ATGCGTAAAAACTAACATTTTTGGTAGAAAATCTTATGTATATGCTGGTTGGCATAATTTTAATAGAACTAATAGTAATCATACGTCTTACTATTATACATATGCCTAAATAGTTCTTAGTAATACTAAAGAGCTTTTGTTACTTAGAGCTTTTCGTCCTTAAGGCAAATGCTAACATATTTTTAATTGATTGTCAAGGAATATTTTATGATTGGGTTTATCGTTTGGTTACTGCTTAGCATGTTAATTTGTTTTACTTTTCTCTATAGGAATAGAAAAGACATTAGCGATGACGATGATCTATCAATAGTAACGCTTTGTGTATTTTTCCTTTGGCCATTAATTGGCATAGCTTTGATTATTGTATCCCCGGTATTTATTCTAACTTGGGCTGTAAAGAGACTGCCATGAAAGTAACAACTGAAGGTCTTACCCTTGGTATTATCTCTGGTTTACAGCGTAGTGGATACAAAGTTGAGATTGAAGACGGTGGTTCATACGCTAACATCACCAAGGAAGCCCTATTAAGCGCCATTGTAAGCGATCCAGATGGTCAGGGCTGGGGTAGTATGGGTGAACCATTGGAAAGCCTTTAGACAGGCTTAATTGAGGTTGTAGATATGTGTAAGAATATGATCCACATTGGTTGGGCTAGACTGGTTAGAAAATATACAGCCATTACAGTTTGGGCTGAACCTGTCTTCGTGTCTGGTATCAAAAAGCCAGACAATGTTCATTCTTGGTTTAAGGTGTACAGAAATGGATAAGCCATTTGTGCATGGTGATTTAGTTTTCATTGATAACCTTGATGAAACAATGAGCCATTTCCCCACTAAACAATATGGTGTAGTTGACTATAGTTATTTTGATATGTATGGTGGCAAGTCAAGAGAGGAGTTTATTTATAGTTTAGTATTGTCCGACGGAGCACATGCATGGTATCCACATGAGTGCTTAAAGCTAAAGAAGGAAGCCATTGATCGTGAAACATATAATCAATGGTACATGAGACAAATCAAAAAAGTTAAGGCACTAAACAATGGCTAAGATTGTTAGGTTTAATGATGGTACATATGGTATACGTAAGTGGTGTTTTGTGTATCTGTATAGGGATTTAAGACATCCACAGTTATAGTGGTCTCGTTTTAGTGGTTATCACGAAGATTGTAAGGGATCATTAGAAAATTGTTTAAAATGCATACCTACTGATAAAGGAACCCCAGTATGTCGAAGCATCTAATCTTTGTCTATGGTACACTTAAGCGTGGGTGGGGAAACAATGCCATCATCCACGACCAAGAATGTTTAGGTGAAGCCATTACTGTTGAGCATAGCTTTCAAATGTATACTCTGGGTGGTTTCCCGGGAGTGGTAGGTGGTGATAAACAAATAATGGGTGAACTTTGGGAAGTAGATGACACAGCATTTGATAGGTGTGATCGTCTAGAAGGTCATCCACGTTTTTATAAACGCTACCAGATCGAAGTGCTTACTAAAAAATTAACTGGTATGAGTAAAGATACAGCTTGGATTTACATTTACCAAGGTGATGTAAGTCAACGTACTCCCATTAAGGAATGGACACATGCTTACTCGTGAAGAAGATAAGACTGCGCATAGTAAATACTTTAATTTAAATAGGCGTGCTTCAACTGCCTGTTCAGTTAAACATGATAAATATGGTAAGGTAAGTTATGGCCATGCACATCAAATGTGCTTTGGCGGTCTAGCTGCTCTTATCACTAAACATTCTGAATATATTATCAATGGTATTCAGTACATGTGGCCGAATTATGAAAGTAGTTCTAAGGAAAATACTGAGTTCTTTCTTGACTATCTAATGAATGAAAGCCCATTCAAAGATTGTTTCTTTGATAAAGATGTTAAGTGGTCAATTGAAAACAACTTAACATTCCATAAGATTGATATGCCGGGCAATATGGTAATTGGTTGCCTGTCAGCAGTTAGGGAAATGTGGGAAGAATATAGTTCACAAGGTTTTAAATATTTTAAGCAGCTGGTTGATGCTGGTTGTACTAAAGATTTTGCATGGTTGATTATACATAATCTTAAGTATGGTGTTGATACAGATTTATGTTTTAAAAGGCCTAATTATAATGGTGGTCATTCAGCATGGCCAGAAAATAGTGCTAACATTGGTGATGCAATTAATTATATTAATTGTAATATTCCGGGAGTTCACGAGAATAACTTCTGGTATGGATATCCATACAAGGGTGTATTTCAACTGTTTCTTAATTCTTATGATGTGGTTAAGGGTGATGATAATTTTGCTTATTGGATTATAAATAATAGTGATAAGAAAGTAAAATCCAATGTCAGAAAAGAGCCTTGGGAGTCTGGTGCAGCAATTGTTTATAACATCACACTACCTGTAAATGAAATGATTGAAGAGATGGCCTTGATGTGTGATAAGTTCTACAAGACTTTTAAGGAGTATATTAAATGAAGGTTTATATTGTTGGTGGTGGATCAGACTTCTCTAAGATGTTCCAGTCCTATGGATGGGAAGTTACTACAGACTTATTTAAGGCAGACCTAGTTCAGTTCACTGGTGGTGCAGATGTAACACCAGAGATTTATGGTGAGAAGAATACTGATAGTCATAATGACTTTAATAGAGATTTAAGAGAAGCTGCTATCTTTACCATTGCTAAACGTATTGGTAAGCCGATGGTGGGTGTATGTCGTGGTGGTCAGTTCCTTAATGTCATGTGTGGTGGGTCAATGATTCAACATGTTGAAGGGCATACTAAAGCACACACCATTACTGCATGGTACAAAGGTATTGCTAAAACAGTATTAGTAACTTCGACACATCATCAAATGATGGTTCCAGAACCTGATAATGGTGATGTATTAGCTTACACAGATACTGTTGGTGATGCTGATACAGAGGTTATCATGTATTGGGAAGATATGGTATTATGCTTCCAACCACACCCAGAGTTTGGTGGACATGAATGTCAAGAGTATTATTTTGAATTGATTGAACGTTGTCTAGGACTAAAGGCATAGATTATGGCCAGAGTCTCTAATTTTACTGACTGTTGTTCAGGCGCAATTTTCAGCGGGTTTGGTGGTGGACATGTTGGAGAAACTGAATCATGGTCTAAGCGGGAATTGATTAAATGGTTGTGTGATAAACTTACTAAATGTAAGTTGCGTTATGCAACTGTAGTTGCCATACCAACTTCATCACAACCTAATGCTATAGCAGCATTAGAAGAGGTTGGATTCTACCAACATCCAGATGGTGTTGATGGTGGTGGGTATAGACTTACAAAGTCACATAAGATGTGTGTGATGTTTATGCCACTTTATGAGTGGGATGAAAAGAAATTCCTTGAGTCCTATGATCCAAATAAGGATGATTACAAGGATAAACCTAATCGTGGTGAAAAATTTACCAAAACTACGGCTGATACCTATTGGTAATGCAATACTGATTTTGTGAATTAACCTCAGAAAATAATTAATAGGAAATTAATCATGTGTGGAATTGTTGGCTGTGTGGGTAAAATTTATGCTAAAGAAGAAGAAGTGTTCAAACTTCTATCTAAGCTAGATGTTATTCGTGGTGAGCATTCAACTGGTGTGTTATCAGTTACCAAGGATATTGGTAGTTGGGAAACACAAAAGATGGTAGGTACGTCATATGATCTTTTTGCAACTAAGGGTTTCAATGAGATGTTTAAGCGTACACATCTATGCCTATTTGGACACAATCGTCAAGCTACTCGCGGCACAATCACAAATGATAATGCCCATCCATTTGCCCATGACCATATTGTAGGTTGCCATAATGGCACACTTAATAGTATGTGGAATCTTAAGGACAATAAGAACTTCACTGTTGATAGTGATAATATTTATTATGATATGTCACACAATGGTGCTAAGAAAACTCTTGAGAAGCTTAATGGAGCATTTGCTCTATGTTGGTATGATGACAAGGAGCGTACTATTAATCTTGTCAGAAATGAACAACGTCCTTTGTACTATTGTTACACAAAAGATCATAAGACATTCTTCTGGGCATCTGAGTCATGGATGCTTCATGTAGCAATGTTAAAGAATGATCTTGATCGTGATGAGATTCATTTCTTGCCAGAAAGACAACTTCTAACAATTGATGTGCCGGTTGTAGCTGGCAGTCAAGTAGAGAAAATTGAACATAGGCAGGAGGGCGTGGAGTTCTACAAAGCTCCCGCGTTTCGGGAAGGTGGTTCATGGGACTCAGACTGGTACTCCACTTCAAGGAACCGCCCATATGCAGGTTCGACTTACACGACGGGAAAAACGGGAACTGAAGCGTCAAAAGAAACTCCAAAGAAAGTAACAAACATAAATGATAAGAGGAGTTCAGTAACTCTGAACACACGATTTCTGGGAAAGACTATCGTCTTTTCTGTGGTCGGAAAAGGTAAAGAAGGTAATTTAGATCACATCAAATGTGAAGTTGAAGATCAGGTTAATCCTCCTGAACTACGTGTGTTTACAGACTATAAAGGAAAATTAGGAACACTTCTACTTGATAGTCCTAAGATGTTTAAGGGTAAGGTTAAGGCTGTATCAAATTATGGTGCAAGCACTTATCTAGTTTGTGATAATAGAACCATTGAGGAAGTACCATATGAGGAAGCCATTTGGCTAGGCAATTCCAAAAGTGAAGATCATGCCCCGCTTAATAAGGATGATGAAGAAGCTATTGTAGAGCAGTCAGTACAAGACTACGCAGATGCAATGAAGAGTGTAAAGTACACTGGCTTTGAAGGTAAGCTGCTAACACCAGAAGAGTATGCTAGGAATACTGGTGGTGGTTGTGCTTTATGTGGAGATTATCCTTCACTAAGTGGAATGGATAAGATTGTGTGGATTAGTAATGTAGAACATTTCTGTGAAAACTGCAGTGAGACACAATTTGCAATTGAATATTTAACCCCAAGCGCAAAGAACATTAACAAGGTGTGATATGAAAATTCTAGTGGGTGCTGACCCTGAAATCTTTATGTTTAAGGATGGACTACCAGTATCGGCTCATGGTGCCATTCAAGGAACAAAGCATGATCCATTCAAAGTAAAGGATGGTGCAGTACAAGTAGATGGTATGGCTCTTGAGTTTAACATCGATCCTGCTAGTACAGAGGAAGAGTTTATCCATAATGTTGAATCAGTACTAGCAACACTTAAGAGTATGGTTCCGGGATTTGATCTGGTAGCTACACCAGTGGCAGAGTTTGGGTTTGATTACATTAAAGCACAGCCTGAAGATGCATTGCTACTTGGTTGCGACCCAGACTTTGATGCATGGAATGATGGTCAGATTAACCCTAGACCTAATGGGGATAATCCATTTAGAACTGGTGCGGGGCATGTTCATATTGGTTGGACTAGTGATGCCGACGTGATGGACTCATCACATATTAATACCGGCATTACACTTACCAAGCAACTTGATGCATTCCTAGCATTGCCATCACTATTCTATGACTCTGCAACTAAGCGTCGTACTATGTATGGTAAGGCTGGTGCATTTAGAACTAAGTCTTATGGTGTTGAATATCGTGTTCTTAGCAATGCATGGCTTAAAGACTCGAAGCTTATGGGTTGGGTGTATAAGAATACAATACTTGCCGTAGAGAATTTAATGGGCGGTAATCATGTTTATAAGGAAATGGGTGAAGATATTCTTTCAGAAATTACAAACGATAAGCCAAACCTTAAGATGGTTAAGGATTGGTTGGTTGCACATAACATTCCGCTTCCGCCACAGGTGGCCTAATATGTATGGTAAAGATTTTGGTTATGCTAATACAAGAGTTACTGGAACTGTTGTAAGGCTTATTAAGGGTGGTGAACCAGTTCTTGTAAATACAATAACTAATAGTGGGTTATGTTCAGTAACATTGCTAGAGAATATTGAAGCAGGTGATAGTACAACAGTACATTTAGATGATCTTAATTTAGAACCCGTGCCTTTGGGTTATGTTAATCACAATGGTAAGGCTATTTATCTACAACGTATTCCTGTAAGACGTGGTCCGGGTAATCAAGGATTAAATGCTAATAACTGTATATCCACAGGCGAGAGACTTTGGAGATTTCCAAACAAGGCACTTAGACAGTGTATCATGGGTAAGTATCCAGACTTTAAAACTGCTTTTAAGAGTGCAAACGGTATTAATAAGTTTAACTTAGAAAAGTCAATTGCTTTTGATAGGCATTGGGCAGTATCAGAAGAAAGACTTTATTACAAAAATAATCTTTTGGTTGGTATAATCAAAGATGGTAAGCCTAGTCTACTACCAGAGTTTAAATACTTGAGAGAGTGTTTAGCGGAGATTGTATGAGTACCGTAGCAAAAGAAATGGGCATTAAGAAATTGGTTACAGGTGACGTTGGTATTGAGATTGAGGTTGAAGGTACAGGTCTTCCAGTGATGGCTAAATATTGGAACAATGAACAGGACGGTAGTTTACAAGGGCCAGAATCTAGAGAATACGTACTTAAGCGACCAATGACTCTAGTAGAAGCTAAGAGTGCCTTAGATCATCTTGATAATGAATATAAGCGTTGGAATACAACAGTTAATGATTCTGTTCGTGCTGGTGTGCATATCCATATTAACTGTCAACATCTGACGATGACACAGCTTTATAACTTCATGACTGTGTACCTAATCCTTGAGAATGTTCTTGTTAAGTGGTGTGGTGATTCTAGGTGTGGTAATCTATTCTGCCTTAGGGCATCAGATGCAGAATGGATCTTAACTCAGATTAGACATGCAGCAAGTACCAAGAAGTTTATCAATGCATTCCACAGAGACGAGTTAAGATATTCTTCTATGAATGTTAAGGCATTGGGTGATTATGGGTCTTTAGAGTTTAGATCAATGCGTGGTACTCGTGACCTAGGATTGATTTATATGTGGGCTGAAACACTACTAGGTCTACGTGAATTTGCAAAGAAGTTTAATAATCCTGCTGACATCATTGAAGCATTTAGTATTCAAAGTCCTCTTAGGTTTATGAGGAATGCTTTGGGTGATAATTATGATTCATTCAAAACAGATGGACAAGAAAAGATGTTATGGACTGGTGTACATAATGCACAAGATATTGCATTCTGTGCAGACTGGTCTAAGTTTGATCCTAAGATGCGTAAGATTGGAGAGCTTGAATTTCCAGAAGATATGAATGATATTGATGAACCAGAAGATGATTTCTGATAATCCAATGCTGAAAACAACAATTTTATTGAGAAAATATTATGTACTTACTTCCATATAAAAATGGTAGTCATGGAGCATCTGATTTAGCTAATGCTTTGGGTATCAAACAAATTAAACGTGAAGGTAGTAAATTCAAAGGTAGTAAGGATAAACTTGTTATCAATTGGGGTAGTACAATTATGAGTGACGAAGTAGCTAAGTGTGAGGTTTTAAATAAGCCAGAGGCGGTAGCTTTAGCTAGTAATAAACTACAATTCTTCCAGTGCATTCATCGTTGGAATAGTTCAAGAGAATATCTTGGTAATCAAGTTAAAGTTCCTACTTGGACTACTGAGAAAAGAATAGCTATGGAATATCTTATCGATGATGGTAAGACTATAGTAGCTCGCACCATTCTCAATGGTCATAGTGGTGCTGGCATTATTCTATGTGAAACTCCCGAGGAGCTAAACGAAGTCGATGCTCCACTGTATGTTGTATACGTGCCTAAGAAACAAGAATATAGAATTCATATTCTTAATGATAAGGTGGTAGATATTCAACGTAAGGCACGTAGAACTGATCTTCCAGATGACCAAGTCAATTGGAAGATTCGTAATCACGATAATGGTTTTATCTATAGCCGAAATGAAGTGGCTAAGGATATTCCTGAGGATGCATTAAACATTAGCATTAATGCTGTGAATGCGTGTGGGTTAGACTTTGGTGCTGTAGATGTAATCTATAATGAAAATCAAAATAGATCTTATGTCCTTGAAATTAATACAGCTCCGGGTCTTTCTGGTGAAACTCTTGCTGGTTATACAGCAAGAATGAAAGAAGTGATGGAGGGTTTTAAGACTGGTAGAGTTAAGTCCCTCAAGAAAACACTTACTTGGGTTGACGAAGTAGATCATTTTCCACCAATCGATGTTATGCCACAAAATATTCCTAATCCACTTTGGGTAGATTTTCAAGCTAATCAAGAAAGAAGGAATAATCAACAATAAAGGTTTAGAGAAGAAAATGCCATAATGGCACAGATTAAATCATTTGGATAAGCTAATGTCTAATATACCATTAGTAATAGATGGGTTTCTTTTAAACGAACAAGCTTTACAGCTAAGACAAATAGCTGTAGAAGCTAATTATGTTGATTGGCATGGCCCAGATGGTCAGTTGTACAAGCGTATATGTATTATAGATAGTCCAGATATTAAATGGGCTATTGAAAGTATATGTGGGCCAGTTAAGATGTTAGGTATGGCATTCAGACTTAACTATGATGAAGAAATGCCTAATGCAGCTATTCATAGTGATGTTGGTTGGGGAACACATGCCTTAGTATACTACTTAAATAACACGGAAGATGATTTAGGTGGTACTGGATTTTGGAAGCATAGGGAAACTGGTGCTGAAGAAATTGAGTGGGATGATTCAGAACTGCTTGACAAAGTTAAAGACTCATGGGATAATGAGGAACATTGGGATATGGTTCAGTATGTCCCAATGAAGTTTAATAGAGCTACAATCTATGAGTCTAAACTGTTTCATAGTAGATACCCATTTGATGCGTTTGGATCTACACCAGAAGATGGTAGACTTATTGCTGTAGCTTTCTTTACACCTATTACATAAGGAGGCTTATGGCAGGACAATGTTTATGTAAACTACCACATACATGTGGGTCTAGTGATGCCCTACAAGTCTTTGAGGATGAAGATGGAACGCTTAGTGGCTATTGTTTTGCATGTTCGACATACATTTCTAATCCTCTTGGGGTTGGAAAAACATCGGCTGATATTCCCAAGACACAACGATTATCAAAATCCAAAGATCAAATCGAACAAGAGATGGCAGAAATTGCCGGACTCAATTGTCTAGATTTAGAAGAGCGTAGACTAAGGGTTAAGTATCTAGAACCGTTTGATATTAAAGTAGGACTATCTGAACAAGATGGTAATACGCCACGATTAGTTTTCTTTCCATACACTAAAAATGGCCAAGTCGTCAAGTACAAAGTTAGACTGTTAGGTGAGAAACGGATGTGGTCAGTTGGGTCTGACAATGATGTAGACCTATTTGGTTGGGAGCAAGCAATTGGTAAGGGTGCTAGAAAGCTTATCATTACTGAAGGTGAGTATGATGCAGTGGCTATGTCGAAGATTCTCGACACATATACTGCACCTAACTTTAGGGATTACATCCCCTCAGTGGTGTCACTGCCGAATGGTGCAGGTAACGCGGGACGTGATATTGGTAGAACTTATAAGAAGATCAATAAGTTTTTCGATGAAGTAATTCTTTGTTTCGATCAGGATGAAGCTGGTGAACGAGCATGTAAAGACGTACTTAAGGTTTTACCTAATGCAAAGATTGCTACTTTGCCGTGCAAAGATGCAAATGAAGCATTACTAAATGGTATGGGTAAGGCTGTATGGAGAGCCGTTCAATTCGCTGCTGAGAAGGCTAAGAACACTAGGGTAGTGTTGGGTAGTTCCTTACGTGAGGATGCTCTTAAACGGCCTGAAATGGGCCTTCCTTGGCCTTGGCCAGAGCTAACGAAGATCACTAGAGGTATTAGACGTGGTGAGACATACTATCTTGGGGCAGGCGTTAAGATGGGTAAGTCTGTCATTGTTGATGAACTTGCTAAAAGTCTTATTGTCGATCACGGACTACCAGTTCTACTTGTCAAACCAGAGGAAGATAAGGCTAGGACTTATCAGAACTTGGTTGCTAAAGCAGCAAGTCGTATTTTCCATGACCCAGAAGTTACTTTCGATCAAGAAGCATTTGATGCAGCCGAACCTCTTATTGGTGACAAAGCCATTATCCTTGACTCGTATCAAGCTATAGATTGGGATACGCTTAAGGAAGATATTAGGCATGTAGTAAATACATATGATGTTCATGATGTAATCATTGACCCAATCACATGCTTCACTGCAGGTATGACTGCTTCAGAAGGTAATGACTTCTTAGTTAAAATGGCAATGGAAATTGCCCTACTAGCAAAGGACTTAAACTTCACAGCATACTTATTTGCACATCTTAATGCACCTAAGACTGGTGAACCACATGAACGTGGTGGTGAAGTATTGTCCACACAGTTCACTGGCTCAAGAGCAATGATGAGAGCATGTCACTTGATGATTGGTCTAGAGGGCAACAAAGATCCTGAACTACCAGATCATGAACGTAATGTACGTAAGCTTAAGGTTCTTGAGGATAGGAACTTAGGGGCAACAGGAATTGTCAAGCTATTCTATGACAACAGAACCGGAAGACTTAACGAGATGAAGTATTGATATGAACGAGACTATTGACAAATACTATAGGGAGAATTATGACCTACTAGTAAAGCGTGTTAAGAATAGGGCAGGTAGTCCAGAGAATGCTGAAGATGTAGTACAGGAAGCATTCAGTCGTGCTATCAAATACTTCAACTCATGCTCATCAAACTTTGATAGATGGTTCAGCGTAATCCTATCTAATACACTTAAAGATTACCAGAAGGAATTAAGACTCGGTGGTTTGACCAAGAACATTGATGATGCTATCAATGAACTTGAACCAATTATTCCTAATCATATCAAAGATCATTTCCGTGCACACATGGATCAATTAGCTAATGCTAAGACCAGTTGTAGTAAGGAAGTGATTAAGTTGCATATCCTCTATGGGTATACATCTAAAGAGATTGCAGAGATTCTCGGTTTAAGTAATGGTTATGTAAAGAACAACATATCACTATTCACTAAGGAAGTTGGGGAGATGTATGGGTGAAACATATAATCTTCGATACAGAGGGTGATAGTTTAGTTCCAGATAAGTTTCATTGTTTAAGTTACAATGAAGATGGTGTCATTAGGTCAGTAGTAGATTATGATGATATGAGAGGCTTCCTTAGTGAAGCCGAACTATTAATTGCTCATAATTGCATTCGCTGGGATATACCTAATCTGGAAAGGGTTTTAAATATAAAGATACATGCCAAGCTAATTGACACATTAGCTATCTCATGGTATTTAGAACCAGATAGACCTAAGCACGGTTTAGAAAGTTATGGTGAAGAATTCAATATCCAGAAACCTCAAGTGGAGGACTGGCTAAATTTAAGAGTTGAAGACTACACCCACCGTTGCGAAGAAGATGTACGCATTAACACTGCGCTGTGGAAACGACAATGGAAGCAGCTAGTAAATCTCTATGAGTCTGAAGATGAGGCAATGAAGTTCATAGAGTATCTATCCTTCAAGGTGGATTGTGCAAGAGAACAAGAGCAGTACGGATGGAAGTTAGATGTTAAGCGTTGCATAACTGTTAGAGATAAGTTAGTGAGCGAGAAGCAGGATAAGCTAATCGAGTTGACTTATGCAATGCCGAAAGTGCCAATTTATGCTAGAAAAATTAAACCAGCTAAGCCATACAAGAAGGATGGTAGCTTGTCTGAGTCTGGTAAAGATTGGTTCGTACTCCTAGAAAAATGTGGGCTATCCCCAGACTATGATGGCGTTGTTGAGTACGTTAAAGATTGGAAGGAACCCAACCCCAACTCACATACACAAATTAAGGATTGGTTAGATTCACTTGGTTGGATTCCAGAGACGTTCCAATATAAAAGAGACAAAGATACGGGTGATGTAAGGAAGATTCCACAGGTAGCACAAGATAAGACTAAAGGACCGGGGTTGTGTCCAAGTGTTAAAAAGCTTATAGACAAAGAACCTAAGCTTGCTGTGCTAGATGGATTGTCAATCCTAAGTCATAGAATAAGCATTCTTGAGGGATTTTTAGAGAATGTGGATGATAAGGGTTATATTAAGGCCGAAATACAAGGTCTTACTAATACTCTAAGGTTTAAGCATAAAACAATTGTTAACTTACCGGGCATACATAATCCTTATGGTGAGGATATTAGAGGTTGTTTAATATGTCCAGAAGGTTACGAACTATGCGGGTCTGATATGTCCTCATTAGAGGATAGGCTTAAACAACACTTCATGTTTCCATATGATCCTGAATATGTTAAAGAAATGTCTACACCAGATTTTGATCCTCACTTGGATCTAGCCCTAAGTGCAGATGCTTTAACAGAAATACAGGTTACTACTTATAAGGAATCGGAGTCTAAAGATAAGACAGTTAAGGAAATTAGACATGTTCATAAGCAAGGAAACTATGCTTGTCAATATGGAGCACAGGTTCCAAGACTTGCATTAACAATTGGTTGTAAACGAGAAATAGCTCAACGTATCTATGATGCATATTGGAAGAGAAATTGGGCAATTAACAAAGCAGCTGAAGCACAGATAGTTAAAATTAGTAATGGTATGAAGTGGTTATACAATCCTGTGTCACATTTCTGGTATAGTTTAAGACATGAAAAAGATAGATTCTCTACTCTTGTCCAAGGAACTGCTGTATATGCGTTTGATGTATGGCTCAAGTTTTGTAGACAATCTGGCCCTCCTATCATCGGTCAATTCCATGATGAATGGATTGCCAGAATTAGATTGGGACAACGAGAAAGATGTACAGCACATGCTCAGAGAGCAATTGTTAAAGTTAATGATTTCCTTAAACTAAACAGGGAATTATCTTGCGATGTTCAATTTGGAGAAAACTATGCCAGCATCCATTAGTAAAGATCAGATGGCTCATTTTGATCCAGCAGTTAAGGACATAAGAGTGGTTAACGGATTTATTAACTTGACATTAGAACCAAATACAGTTATACTTACACTCAGTGAGGATGAACTTCACTGGTTAACAAAACTTTTACAGGAGACAAGCATTGGGTTTTAAACTTGACAAACTACCACGTGGTAAGGGTGGTGGAGATAGAGTTCTACAACCAACATTGGAAGTAGGTACTTATCCGGGAAGACTGGTTCAATTTATTGATCTAGGCATTCAACCACAACGTCCATATAAAGGTGAGGAAAAGCCACCAGCACATCTAGCTAGACTTGTATATGAATTTGGTGATGTGTTCATGGTTGACAAGGATGGTAATGAATTAGAAGACAAACCTCGTTGGATTAATGAGACTATTCCAATGAATAGGCTAGAAGCTGATTTAGCTAAGTCAACTAAACGTTATAAAGCTCTTGATCCTAACATGGACTTTGATGGTGACTTCGCAGCCCTAGTTGGTCAGCCTTGTATGATTACCATTGTTCATGGTGAGAATAAGAAAGATTTAACTCGTCCATATGAGAATATTGGTAACATATCAACCATGAGAGCTAAGGAAGCTGCTAAGGCTGCTCCTCTTAAGAATCCAACAACAGTGTTTCTACTTGATGAACCAGACATGGAAATCTTCCATAAGCTTCCAAGCTGGCTAACTGATGAGATTAAAGGCAACCTAGGCTTCTCAGGAAGCGCTCTAGAGGCTGCTCTTAAGGGTGGGAATAGTAGCACTAAGGGTAAGCAACAGGAAGCTCCTGTAGACGCCCCAGATGAAGGAGATAGTTGGTAATGGCATTTGAAATCATGCAGTTTGTTAAGCTTAAGAATGATTCACTAGAAGAGTATGGTTTTAAGACTGGTGATATCATGTACCTAGTTGGTAATGGTTTTGTTCATGATAGTAAGATTGATCCTTATCGGTTCAGAATGTTATTTGTTGGTGCACCAGTTAAGGATGGTCATATTCAACTAGAAGGAAATGGTAAACCTAATGGTTACACTGTAGATGCACGTAACCTAAAGAAAGTTACAAAACCTGAACTAAAGAAATTAGAAGCAATTAAGGAAGCAGATTTTGGTGGACAAACAGCAGAAGCAACAACCGACTAAGGAAGAGTTAGAGGAACGAGCACAGGCTAAGGCGCACAGACAGCGCCTTAGACAGCTTCGTGAACAGGATACATGCCCGGAGTATGATGATGAAATGCCTGATTGATGCTGACATTCTTTCCTACGAAATATCTAGTTGTGGTCAATATTATGAACCAGAGGATGTTGCCAGAGAACATCTAATTATTAAGGATTTTGGTTCTGTAGCTGATTTGTTAGACCAGAAGATTAGGGAAATAGTAGCTGAGTGTAATAGTGATGAAGAACCAACACTATACCTAACTGGTGATGAGAAGCTTCTATATCACATCAATAGGGTTAGAGTTAGAGATGGTAGTGAGGCTAAGGTATTCAAACCTAACTTTCGTGTAGCTACAGCTAAATCTAAGCCATACAAGGGACAGCGCAGACAAGAGAAGCCCTTTCATTTTCATAATCTAAGAGCTTATATGCTCAGTCAATATGATTGTGTTGTAACAGATGGGATGGAAGCTGATGACCTTATTTGTGTTGATCTTTATCATGGTGGTGATGGCTTCATCTGTTGTACCCGTGATAAAGACCTTAGAATGTGTCCGGGCTGGCACTATGGGTGGAAGTGTGGAAAACAGGAACAGTATGGCCCCGTATACATTGATAAGCTTGGATGCCTTGAAATATCAGAGGGAAGTCCCAAGAAGTTACGAGGAACAGGGCTCAAGTTCTTCTTTTCACAACTCATCACTGGTGACGTTGTTGATAACATACCGGGATTACCCAAGCGAGGTGCAGTCTTTGCGTATAGTATCCTTTTTGACTGCACATCAGAGTTGCAATTGTATGAAAGAGTTAGACTTGCTTACAAGGATTACTACGGTGAAGATTACGAGCCATACCTACGGGAACAGTGTGATTTATTATGGATGATTAGGGAAATTAATGAGGATGGTAGTTTGAAATTTTATGAATGGCCAACAGGAGGTGCATCATCGGCAGACCAAGAGGAGAAAATACCAGATGTGGAGGCAAGTGGACTGAGGCTGAGTTTAGAAGCTTCGTAAAGAATCAACTTAGATCTGCAACACGTAAGTGGTCACCTATTCAAATGTGTAAGAAACGTGCACATGTTTCAAGGGGGGTATATAGGTGCGAGTGTTGTAATCAAGAAGTAATGCCCACAGTGTTTGATGAAGATAAACGTAAGCGTATAACTAATATATATGTAGATCATATCAAACCAGTTATTGACCCAGATGTAGGTTGGGTATCATGGGATAGTACAATAGAAAATATGTTTTGTGAGTTAGACAACTTACAACTTTTATGTGGTGCTTGCCACAAGATTAAGTCTCAAGAAGAAATTGAGATAGCTAAGCTCAGACGAGCTAAGGAAAAATTAAATGACTAATAAGTTCACAGACATTACTGATCCGGAACTTCGCACATGGAATCGTTGTGCAATGATTTTCAATCTCATGAAAGATCAAGATACTAAAACTGCTATCAAATACGCAGGAAGTTTTACAGAGACAGAACGTAATCAAATTTCAGAAATGTACCAGAGGATTACCCGTGACGGCTATGAACGAACAAGAGCAGCGATTAACCGGAATGTACAACGTGCAACCCTCGTTGCTTGAAGAAGTAGTATTTCCAGATAAGAAGCAAGCTGATCGTTATAACTCTGGTAAATCTGAGTTGTCATACATCCTAGATGCACCACTAGCTATGCAAGGGTTGGCTGAAAGGTTTTCATTAGGGGCTAAGAAATACAGTCGAGACAATTGGAAATTAGGACTTCCTGAAGTTGAGTTAGAAGATGCATTACTTAGACACCTAAAAGCTTTTCATAATGGTGAACTTCTAGACTTCAAAGATGGTGGTCATCACATCGACGCTGTGGTTTGGAATGCAGTAGTGTTAGCTGAACAATACCACCGGAGACGATCTATTGAGTCCTAAAATTGGTTACGTAGATATTGAGACAGCACCTAAGCTTGCATATGTATGGCAGTTCTTTAAGGCCAATATTGGTGCTAAACAAGTAAGAGAACATGGACATATTATGTCCTTTTCATGGATTTGGAATGATGATCCAGATGATAAAGTTGTATATCACGAGAATCGTACACAGGATGATACTGACATTACTGCTAAGCTCATTGCCCTTCTGGATGAAGCCGATGTGGTTATTGGACAGAACTCTGACAGGTTTGACTTACCAACAATTAATGGACGTGCTCTCGTGGCTGGACTCAGGCCACCTAGTCCGTACAAGACAATTGATACATGTCTCGTGGCTCGTAAGGAGTTTGGCTTTGCGAGTAACAGTCTTGAATACTTAACAACAATTCTTAAGACTGCACATAAGAAACTTACTCACGCTAAATTTCCGGGATTTGAACTCTGGCTAGCTTGTATGAATGGTGTTGAAGAAGCTTGGCAAGAAATGAGGACATACAACATTGTTGATACGCTATCCGTACGAGATGTCTATAAAATCATGCGACCTTGGATTAGGAACCATGCTAACATTGCAGTTCATATGGAGCTTGATTCTGTGGCGTGTCCTAAGTGTGGGTCTACTCATTTGCATCGCAGAGGTTATGCATACACCAATGTGGGCAAATATATTCGCTATCATTGTATTGATTGTGGTGGCTGGTCTAGAACTCGTCATACGGAATATCCTAAGGAAAAAGCTAAGTCACTATTGACTAATGCTGTATAAGTGAAAACAACGTTTGCATTTGACTACGATAATACCATCAGCAGGGATGTTGATGGTTTCGTGGAGATAATGAAGATATTACAAGGACGTGGACATACAGTGTATGTTGTGACGGCCAGACGTGAGCATATACATCCAGAAGATTTTCATGAAATCGAAAAGGAGTTTATAGTCTTCAAGACTAGACATATTGCTAAGCGTCTATACATGCGTGAGGTTGCTGATATAGAAGTTGATGTCTGGGTAGATGATATGCCAGAGGCAATCATTAATAATTGGGAGGGTGCTCCTAGAACATTTAGAGACTTAAATGAGGATGGTAAATATAATGATTAAAAAAGAAGGTAATAAATACAATGTTTATGATTCAACTGGTAGGATGAAGTTAGGTAGTCATCCAACTAGAGCTGAAGCTGTTAAACAAGTGGCTGCTATTGAAGCATCTAAAGCCGATAGGGCTAAAAAGAAAGGTAAGAAATGATTAGGCTTCAAGAGCCTACTAGATCTTATGTTTGTCACTATCCAGAAGCTATCAAATTTGCTGAAACACAAGAAGGTATCTTCTGGACAGCTAATGAAATTAATGTAGATAAAGATAAGCAAGATATGCTTGTCAATATGACTGAGGCTGAGCATCATGGAGTGGTCACGACTCTTAAATTATTTACTCTTTATGAGCTTGCCGCTGGCACTGACTACTGGCTTGGTCGTGTACTTACAAACTTTCCTAGACCAGAAATTCAGAGGATGGCAGCCACTTTTGGTTTCTTTGAGCTTAATGTACATGCTCCTTTTTATAACAAGCTTAATGATGTACTTAATCTAAACACAGAAGAGTTCTATAATGACTACATACATAATCAAATACTTAAAGATCGTATGGAGTTTATTGACTCTCTTATTAGCAGTCCAGATGATCTTGTTAGCCTTGGGTGCTTTAGTCTTATTGAAGGGGCTGTTCTTTATAGCAGCTTTGCCTTCCTCAAACACTTCCAAACTAAGGGTAAGAATAAACTTCTCAACGTGGTTAGGGGAATCAACTTTTCCGTCCGTGATGAGAATCTTCACTGTCTAGCAGGAAGCTGGCTATATCGGTCTCTAAGAGACGAACGACTTAAGGATATACCCAACTATAGGATAGACCTAGAGAACGCCGTACAACGCATTACAGAAGCTTCTAGGGCCATCTATGACCATGAGTGTCAGATAGTTGACATGATATTTGAAAAAGGTGAAATAGAAGGAATAACATCTGAACAGATGAAAACCTTCATTAGGGGTAGGCTTAATCTATGTCTATCACACCTAGGCATTTCTGAACAGTTTGAATGTAAGAATGATATAATTGCTGGTTGGTTTTATGACAATATCAACCAAGTACAATTTAATGATTTCTTCACAGGTATTGGAAATTCTTACAATCGTAATTGGGATCAAGGAGCATTTAAGTGGAATTAACAAAAGAAGCATTAATGAAAAAGTTAGCAGACCTTCGATTCTTAGCAACTGGTAAATCCTTTGAAAGAAACAAAGAATTGTTCCAAGAGATTGAAAGTGTAAAAGTGCAGTTAGCAGCTTTTGAACGTAAGAATAAAAAGACTAAATGAGTATATATGAGAAACTTAGTGAAGAACGTAAATGGCTACAAGCTGAAGGTAAACTACCAGAATGGTTAACTACTGGTGGTTATCAACTTGTTAAAGAAAAGTATCTATACGAAACAGACTCTCTTAGGGATACTTATAGTAGGATTGCTAGGACTGCTGCTCGTCATACCGATGATCCCGGTTTATGGTATGAGCGTTTTAATGATATTATGTGGAAAGGGTGGCTCGCGTTATCTACACCAGTATTAAGTAATATGGGAACCATCAAGGGCATGCCTGTAAGTTGCTCAGGAGGTTACATACCTGATAGCATTGAGGGCTTCTACGATGGATACAAAGAAACAGCAATCCTTACAAAACACGGCTTCGGAACCAGTAGTTACCTTGGAGATATCCGTCCAAGGGGTAGCAAGATACGAACAGGTGGTAAAGCTTCTGGCACCTTACCGATCATTAAACACTTTGTCCAAGACATGCGAGACGTCGCTCAGGGAACTTCTAGACGAGGAGCTTGGGCAGGATACCTACCAATTGACCACCAAGACTTCCACGAGGTAATTGATTATGTGGAGCATCATCCTGATGACCTTAATGTTGGATGGATTGTTAGCGACGCTTTTATTGATAGGCTTCAGCTTAATGATAGCGATGCTATTTCCCGGTATCAACGTAGTCTTAAAGTCAAAGCAGTTACAGGCAAAGGATATTACTTCTTCTTGGATAAAGTCAATAACTTGTCCCCCGCCTGTTATAAAGATCGGGGATTAGATGTAAAAGCAAGTAATCTTTGTACAGAAATTACATTACACTCAGATAAAGATCATACCTTTACCTGTGTTCTATCAAGCATGAATTTAGAGAAGTATAATGAATGGAAAGATACTGACGCAGTGTTTACTAGCACTGTTTTCCTTGATTGTGTTGCTAGCGAATTTATTGCTCTATCTAAGACTATTCCCGGAATGGGTGCTGCTAATAACTTTACCGTTAAGTCTAGGGCTTTGGGTCTTGGTGCTCTTGGCTTCCACACCTACTTGCAAAGCAAGAGTATACCTTTCGAGTCGCTCGAAGCTCATATACTCAATATTGAATTGTTTAGAGGGATAAGGAATGGAGCAGAACAAGCAACTAAGTGGATGGCAGAACATTGGGGAGAGCCTGAGTGGTGCACAGGGTACAACAGGAGAAATAGCCATCTCATTGCAATTGCGCCTAATACAAGCTCAGCTCTCATCTGTGGAGGAGTTAGTCAAGGAATTGAGCCAGTTGTTGCCAACCTCTACAATCAACCTACCAGCGCTGGAGAAATTTATAGAGTCAACCCAATCTTTCTTGACCTTGCAAAAGCCAGAAATCATTGGTCTGAGGAATTGGTTGCGACTCTCATTAGATCGGAAGGTTCGGTTAAAGACATTGAATGGCTAACAGATCATGAGAAACAAGTTTTTAAAACTGCTTATGAGATTGACCAGCGATCGATTATTCGTCTTGCCGCTGCTAGACAACCGTTCGTAGATCAGGCCCAGAGTATTAATCTATTCTTTGATGCCGATGAGGATGAGGGATATATCTCTGAGATTCATCAGGAAGCGTTTCAGAACCCCATGATTAAGAGCTTATACTATATGAGAACTAAGGCGGGTGTTAGTGCTAGTAAGAATGAATGCTTAGCATGTGAGGGATGATATATGGGAGAAGTAGCAGAGTTCAAACTTAAAGAACGTAAAGAGTTATGTTATGAGTGTCAATGTGGTTGTCAACATTTCATAGTCGGTATGAACTACATCAAATGTACAGCTTGTAGTTTGATTTCTAACAACATTGAAATTAGTCTTATCGAATACGAAAAGAAAGAATAATTTCTAGAAAATATTTTGGACAAAAGAAAAGCCCCTTGGATTTCTCCTTGGGGCTTTTTTATTTTCAACGTTTAAACTTCTGTCTTGATTCAAGTTGACCCTGTAAGTTACTTACAGCATTACCAAGAAGATTAACACTATCACTTAGTTTTATTACTGCTTCATTAGTAGCTTGCTGAGTTCTATTAGCTTGTTCAATTTGAATATGTAGCTGACCTACTTCTACCATCAATGTAGCCTGTTGAATTTGATTAGCCTCTACCTTAGTCATCCTACCTTTTAGGTCTTGTATATTTGCATAAGCAATACCTATTGTTATGAATGCACTACCTATAGCCATACCAACCTGTAACCAACTTGGTGCCCACTGATACCATTTAGGTTTCTGCTGTGTTACTACTTGATCTTTAGAATAGTGGCTTTCCATTCACGAAGCTTCCCAAGTCGGTTAATACAAATAGCTAAATTTATAGTCTGGTCATCCCAAGCATTAACTAGGGACGTCTTTGATAGGTCATTAGGTGGTTCACTTACCGGACAATCTTGTAGGAGGCTGTCTGGTGGTACAACGGTCACTACTTGGCTTGGCTTCACAGTACGCATCCCACATGCTGTTAACATAAGCAGCATCGGCAACAGCATTACTAATCGAGCCATTCCCCACCCCTTTATTAGTTTCATCAATCTTATCTCTTAGGTTGGAAGCTTTAATAGTAAGCTCCTGTGTTTTAATTACTGCCTTGGTTACAATATCTTCAGTCTTGTCTGACATAACTGAACGAGTTTGTAAACTCTTGTTAGCTAAAACTACATTAGCTGTAGCCTCCTTCAGCTGAGTTTTAACAACAACATTATGCTTCACTTCATGACAGGAAAATAGTAGTAATGCAACTATTGTAAGAATCACTGCACCAGCTACCATAAGCTTAGTTTTTAACAGCATTAGACCACTCCATTTTACCTAGACACATTTGTCTTTCTTGCTCACGTCTGTTTTCAAGCCCCTTAAGCCTAGTCTTACCAGAATACACCCACTTAAGTAATTCATCACAGCCAGCAGTATTATTACCGGCATTGAAGTCCTTAGCTAGTGTACTATTACGAAGTTTAGTAACGCCAACATTATAAGTAAAAGATGTTATAGCAGCTTCTTCATACACTGTCATTGGCGTCTTAATTACTTCATGTACACCAGCATTAGCTACAGATAAATCTTTAGCAAACTGATTTAAACATTGTTGGTCAGTAAATCTAACACCAAGTTGTAAACCTTTTTCAGTGTGACCCAGACAGCTGGTAATGATACCAACTGGATCTAAATATGTTTTGTTAACTGCATTCTCATTAGGAGCTACTAGGAATGCTCCTGATACTGCTATAGCTATAGTCGAACCTGCTCCTAATAACCAAGCCATCATTTTCCTTTTATTATTGACGTCTATAGACACGGTTATTTATCCTTGGGTATACTTATTGGAGTATCATTAGCCTTACCTACTGGTAAGTTACTACCCTCTGGAAATAAATCAATACCATGAGTATTAGGCGGTTGAATTGTATTCATTAGATCATTGTACCAAAATTCATAATTAGTAGACTGATGTAAATGCGCATCAGCTTTAATTGTAGTTTGTAAGATTGGTGCAATCTTAGTATTTAGATCATTAGAAGCACTAACACTGTTCTGATCTGTTGGATCATTAGGTACAAACCTAACTGAACCATTAGCAAAGTCCGTATGTATTTTAGATGTAGCTGGTGCAGTATCAGCAACAATTAATGGTTGATTAGTAAGCAAAGCTGTAGCAGGGTTGGGATTCATCTTACTGCCAACTACTACTTGTGAATTAAGAAATGAATCTTGTAGAAGCGGGACTAGAGATGTCTTATAATACTGATCGAAAGCTTTACTAGCTTTATCTGAGGCATCAGCATCAAAACCATTCTTTGGATTAGATGCATACAAACCGAACTCTGGACTAGCAAATGTCTGAACAGCTGTCTTTAAACCTGTTGCATCTGCAGCTGTACCAGCATATACACCAAACCCAGCCATCATATTATTGAAGTTGCTATTAATTTCTTTCTGATGATCTGGGTCCATCTTAACACCAGAGTTAACTTGTCTTAAGTTTTCTCTTAGAATGTCTGAATATTGCTGTACAGATTTTTGTTCTGTAGGTGTGCTATGAACAGGATTACCCGGCGTAGTTGGGAAGTTACCATTAGCATCTGGTAAACCACCATTGGTCTGTAGAAGTTTAACAGCTTGTCCAGCAATATCGCCCTGAAGAATATTAGCAGCTGCAGGGAATGTTTTACTGACAGCTGCTAGTTGTAATACTTCTGGATTTTTATTAGCTAATGCTAATTGTGATGTAGTAAGTAAGTTACTTAATTGTGTCTGAGCAGCATCAGCTGCTATCTTACCACTATCTTGGTCCTTGTAAACTTGAACTCTTCGTTTGAATATATCAGAGATTGCATTGATTGATCCAGTAGAATCTGCACCAACTGCTACACCAGTTACAGCATCACTAATATTGTTGATTACAGAATCATACTTCATTTGCTTCTGTTCAGGAGTTAATGTAGTATCATTATGAATTTGATCTAAATCAGCATTAAACTTTGGTGTAAGATTAGCTGCTAGATTACCAACGCCTTGAGTAAAGTTAAGTTTGTTTATATCTTGAGTCAAACCAATTTTATTACGTTGAGTTGTAATAGCATTGTTACCAATATTTTGATTAGCAGCAATTGTAGCTAATTTAGCATTACCCAACTCAACCTGTGACTTCTGAAAAGCTACAACCTCTGATTGTTGTTTAAGCTGAGCAGCTGCTAATTGAACTCCTTGATAAGCATGTGCCATCTGTTGCTGTACTGCAGGAGGGTCATTTGGTGATCCATATCCTGCAGCTTGAGCATCACTGATAAACTTATTCTGTAGAGTACGTTGTTCTTGTTCAGCATAAGTACCATTCTCAACATCATGTTGTAGAGCAGTACCAGTCAACGTACCTACAAGCTTATTAATATCATCCTGAAGTAATGGATGGTTAGCTAAGGAGGATACAGTAGTACGTCTGATATTACGTAAAGCTGCATCCTGACTTAGCACACCTTGTGATTGTAAGTCTTGAACTCTTTCAATGTTCTGTTGTAGTTCACCTAGAGCATTAGCCTTATACTTCATTTGAGCTAATTGAGTAGCATAGTTAGCAGAGTTGATAACTGCTGCACCTAGGCCACCAAGCAATCCACCACCCGCATTAATAGCCATAGCAGCAGTATTGTTTGATACAGGTTGTACCGGAGTTATCGGTGATTGTACCTGTGGAATGTCTGCATTAAAATCTGCCAAAGTTATTTCTCCGTTGGATCACTTTTATCAAAGAAGTTTATCTGAGCTTTCATATCTTGTCTAGTCTGTTCTGATTTGAATGGATATTCATCAATGAGTGCATTAATATCCTTAAGTCCATACAAACCAGAATTTCTCATTAAGTTAGTATAGATTGAAGCATCACCATCCTTGACATCCTGTTTTAGTTTGGTATCCATGAATTGACGATATGTGGGATCAGTACCATACACCCTATTAAACTCTGATAAAGCATTAGCTGTAAAATCTAATGCATCAGGGTTAGGATAGTTATAATTTAGATGTGTTTTAAGATCATTATAATACTGTGTAAAGTCAGCTTGCTTCTGTTGCTTAGTAGCCGTTAACTGACTAGTTACATCATATTGTCTTTTCTCATCTTCCGTATTAATACCAGCACCAGCAAGTAAAGCTTCTACTGGTGTTACATCTGAGTCAGTAGTTCTTCCTAAGCTACTTACCTTCTTACCATACTCCATAGCATATTGAGCTTTTAGATATGAAGAATAACCAGATGAAATCTGCATGAACTTACTAGCTACTTCCTTGAATGTAGTTGGATCTTTGTAGTCATCCATGAGGTTAGTATACTTAGCCACAGACTTAGCAAAGTTTAGTATTCTTGGATTCTGTCCAAAGAATAATGAACCAGCCGGTGTCTTAGCTACAATAGTACCGGCATCACTGGTAAGTAAATTATGTATAAGATCAGCAGTACCATATATATTTAATGGACTTAAACTACCACCCCAATCCATATCAACTTTCTGTCCAGTAGTTTTTGTTAATATGTGATTTAAAGTCCAACCTTCAATACCTTCATCTAAAGCTTTTTTAGCAAGTTGATTAGAAGGATCTTGTGGATTATCTGGAAGTACATCATCCATGTACTTGCTCCAAATAAGTTTTGTAGGTAAGCCAAATAAGCCCATTAGTACAAAGGCCATCTTAATTTTTGTGCCTAATGGAACAATTCTATTAGTAGTCATATTACCAAGCATTTTCTGAGTCTGCTGTGTAAACTGTGCTATGATACTAAGCATGTTCTGATTAGTAGGCATATCACCAGCATGATTCATTGAGCCAGTATAATTTCTAGCCGTTGCTGAAATATTATCTAATACTCTTGGATCATCAACATTTGCACCAGACTTAAGAGCCATATCTCTATGAGCCATCCATGAAGATGCACTGTTGATCCATTCACCAGCATCGAAGCCTACCAGTCTAGCACCATGCATAACACTCTTAACAGCTCTTATAGGAGCTGTCACATGCCTACTAGTTTGATTAACCATTCGACTAGCTAGATCAGATAGAACACCACTAATCATATTGCTACTATCAATGGCTGAAGATACACCTGATCTTAAGAATTGTTTCCAAACAACATCAGCATCCTTAGTGCTTGCATTGAATCCAAATCCCTTTGCCAAAATATTAGCAACAGGGCTGTTAGCATCCATACCCATTTGTCTCATAGAAATATATAACATTTGTGGTACAAACTTAGTAACCATCCAACTTGGGTTGATTGCAGTAAGCATGCTTATCTGAGCACTTTGTACGATGAACTGTCTTAGTGGTGATAAGGCTAGGAATGCTGTATAAGCTGCAGTCTTACCTGCGCGAGTAATAGATACATCACTCAAACCACTAAATAATCTTTCAGCCATACCTAAATCTTTTGAACCAAGTAAGTCAGCAAATGATCTAAGTCCAGCTTTGATACCATCATCCATTAAGTTAATATAGCCAGTAGTACGTAGATAATTATTGTACTGAATGGTTGTACGAGCATCAGCTATTTCACTACCATTCTCATTACCAATACCACGATATCTAACTAGCCTCTTGTCTCCCGGAATCATTGTTTGACCAAACTGATTCTTAGGTAGTAAGTGGCCATACTGATTAGCTGCTCTAGTATCCATAGCAGCAAGAGTGTCACCATAAGCCAGCTTGTTAGAAAGCCTTCTGGCTGAACTGACAAACACTTCAGCTGGATTTTTAATGTTGAGTTTAGATAGATTAGTTTTAGAAGAGTTAGTATCAACTAGTCTTTGACCTCTACGCCTAAACGCACTTTCACCATTGGCTACTGATACATCATAATCATCAGCAATATCTCTGTTAGTTTTATTAGCAGTATTCTTACGATGATAGTAGATATTACCATTAGATGTAGCATTCATTCTATTGACATGTAGCTTAGCAGCTTTCATATCTGGTGCAGTAGCTACAGCATGCTCATTGAATACCTTACCACTCTTATCAACCTCTTTTTCCATAATTATATGAGGTTGATTATATTCAACACCAAAGTAACCCGGACGGTAAGCTAATACTTGTGTACTAGGAGTAATGGACTTAAGATAACCACCAGCCATTGAGTTGCCAGCACTTACATGTCTTACGACATTGCCAGCTGTATCAGTGAAAGGATTTCTAAGCTCTGCTAAAGTACCGCCAGTAGAATACAGACGATCAATATCAGCAGAAGACATTCTAACATTCTTATCCTGCATAGCATCATAAACATCAAAACCACTTGGCTTGATACCCAAGCTGCCTTTCTTAACTGCTCTAGCAACCATATTAGTTTGTGCACCAGTATGGACATATTCTTCATATCCCATCCTGTTTAGATATTTACCAAAGGCTTGATTACGGAAGTAGTATAGAGTATCCTGAGACTTCTTAAAAGCATTCATGATATCTATTTCTTGGTTAGTAGCACCAGCTGCCTTTAGACTTACAAAGTCAAAAGCTTTACTTTGCTCATTAGCTTTATAAATTTCACCAAGGAGTAGATTCTTTCTTTCTCTTGGTAGTTTAGAGAATGGTGTAGCAAACTCACTAAACATGTTTAGCAACTGCTTCTCTATATACTTAGATTTATCAGCAGCTACTAATGCACCTTTGTAAATGGTTGGATGAAGCATTGAACCAATATCTAAAAGAGTATTAGCAGCACTGCCTTGTCTACCGTCAGTTAGTGCGCCACGGTCTAAGAAGTTATTCTTAACATCTAGATTCTCTGAAGCACCAGCTGCCTTATAATCAGCAGCATTAACCTTGTAATTATGGTCAATACCAATTAGATAGTCACCATCAGGGAATACATTCTTAGTAGTTCTTAAACTTCTAGCTTCTCTAAAGCCTTGACCACTGGTTGATCTTAGATTCTGTTGTACTTCAGGTGATGGGAATGTAGCACCATGCTTCTCAGCATAGTCATACATAGCATTGGCAATTCCTTTACCCTGCTCACTAGGATCAACTCTTACATTAGGATTATCAATCCTGTCTGTACTTTGACCATATAAAACACTGCCAACTTGCTTTCCATTTTCATTAAACGCTACTACACTACGTGCACCACTATCACCATGAACAACACCAACCAACCTTATCTTACCACCAGCTACAGTTGTCTCAGCATAACGTCCATCATTATAAGCAGCTTTGATTCCTGAGTCACTATCAACTGGAGTAAAGCCCGGATCGAACTGACCAGCTTCAGCTTCCAATGTGGTTGGCACATACTTACCACCAACACGCTTTAGTAGATGTACATCATCAACAGGAATGCCAGTTGAACGTAAGGCATAGTCAGCTAATTGTAAAGCATCCTTTGGATTACTATAACCATTGTTAGCTGGTCCATATACACCACGAATAGTAAAACCAGTTGAAGTATCAGATAGATTCTTTGTTCCCGGTTGAATTTGAAACATCTCAGGACGTTCATTCATAGCAATAGAACTTTCAAAGTCATTAACTTTCCAAGCTCTAGTCTTAGCAATCTCACTTTGTGTATATTGAGTTAAGCCATCATGATTAGCAAAATCAAGAAGATCCTGTGGAATTTGTGCACGAATATCTCTTAGCTGTGATGCACCATCAATATCAGCAATCTTAGCACTAACAGATTGATCTGCATGACCAACTTCAGGCAATATACCATTAGCTAAAGCATCAGGTCTATTAGTGCCATAAATAGCTTCAGCTACCTTACCACCAGAAGTATCCTGATCTACAGCATCATATAACTGCCTACCAATATCAACGTTAGCATCTTTAATATTCTGACCAACTGAGGCTGGTTGTACACCACTTCTAACTGAATCTCTATTTACATTGCTTTTAACTGCAGCTGGTGAATCAACTACTGTCTCTGGACCTGTAGCATCAAACGTGGCACCCTTAGAAGGGCCACCAGAGCCACTCGGGCCATTACCAATAGGGTTGGCAGGGTCAGTGAAACTATCAGGCTTAAAGCCCTTAGTATTGGCTTCATAGTCTGCTTTGAAAGCATTGAAAGCTTCTGCTGCAGTCTTAGCTTTAGTAGCACCTTGGATTGCTTCTATACCTTTAGCAGCAGGGCCAGCAGCTAGGCCAACTATGTCAATTAAGCTACCAACGTTTTCATCTAATTTATCTTCACTGGTATATTCACCATTTAATGTTTTCTGAAGCTCATATCTATTTTCATTATAGTTAGGATCACTAGAAAGAATACCTGTATGATTATTAATCACATCAGCCAGTCTTTGTAATGCATCTTGTCTAGCAGCAGGATTAGGTTGATTATTAATCATGTCAACTAACTTCTGACGGCTATTACCAACACCGCTGAAGAAACTTGTGATGAATGCCTTAGTAGCATTATCTGGGTCCATACCAGCAGCAATCTTAGCTTGTGATAAACTAGATGCTAGAGGGATAAGACTATCAATGAAAGCTACAACACTACTCTTAGTAGTTGGTTCATTCTTAGCAAGAGCTTCATTTAGAACCTGTTGCTGTTGCTGCTTCTCATCATTCATTCTTTGTGAGAAGTTACCAATATTAAGTCTAACACTATCCTCTTCTGGATTGCTATTAGCTGTTGGTGAAGATAATGAACGAGTAGTCAGAACGTTAGCAGGAGTATATAGTTTACTATTTTGGTCATAGAAATTACTAGCAGCACGTTGTTTATCCTCATCACTAATACCCGGATTAGCCATAGTAGATAGTAATGAAGGTGTATACTGTGCTTGAGTATCAGCACTTACTTTGTTTAGAAGATTAGTCTGAGTTTGTGATTGACCAAGTAGGCTCTGTTCATCATTGATTCTCATGTAGTTAGAAACTACATCATTTGGATCAGTAGCTCCTAATACAGAGGCATAGGCAGCTAAGTTATTATTAGAAGCAGCATTACCAACTGGAGCTGTCTGATCTTTGTCTGGTGAAAAGTCATTGATCGTATAGCCCAATTGTTTATCTAGTTGGAATGCTTCTAGTCCTTTTGGAATCTTAACAGCCATTATTATACCTTATGTGATTATTAACCAAAGATGCTAGCAGTAGTTTGTTTAAAGCCCGGAGTTTGACTAAAGATATTAAAACCAGCAGTACCAATTTGGCCAATCTGTGAAAACATATTCTGTTTGTTAAATGCTGTAGCAGTCTCTTGAGTACTCTTATTCAGAGCTGTAGTTGTTATAGCAGCCCCTTCAATATTACCAATATTACTACCGGACTGTGAAGCTAGAACTGAAGCAGATCCAATTTGACCTGAGCTTCCAGTAGTGCCAGTATCAGCTGATGCTTGTGCAATCTGAGCTGTCTTAACTCGTTGTGCTCTAACTTGATCCCTAATCTGGGCTTGTTGGTTAACAGTATTTTGAGCTTGTTGTATATTTCTAGTTTGGATAGCTGCTGCTGCTGCTTTGTTTCCTTGCTCAATAGATGCCGCTGTACCAACAGCAGCTACAGCAAGAGAAGCTACAGCAAGTAATGTTGCTACTCCCATATTACTTCTCTCCTAAATGTTTTTCATAATTAATACTTACTGGTGAATAGCCATTACTCAATGGCAACTTATCATTATGCCCCATTTGAAATTCTAACATCTGAACACCAACTCCACGGAATAACATAAGCTCTTCTTGCAGTTTTAACATGGCATTGTATACACCAGATTTTCTATAAGCCGGATCTACAAATATTGCAAGCTCTTTAGCAATCTTGGTTGAGGTAAGCCAGTCTGTATCTACTAGATTGCAGAAGTAACCAATGCATTTACCATCAAGATCTCTAGCAACGACAAGATTAAGTATGTTGGCCTTAACCAACTTAGACATAAGTTGTTTGTCAAGTCCCATTTTAATCTTGCTGCTCTTTGAAATGATTTCCTCATACTGAGCCTTAGCTCCCATCTCAATACACTCTAACAAGGATTCTTCGGTATTTTCTTCTTTTACATTAAACATTACCATCGATTCCCATATTAATTGACCAGCCGTATATTGTTAAATGCTTACCGGGTTCTGAGTTGTATAGAACAGAGACTACCTTACCAACACCCCTAATCTTATTTCTTGTTTCAACTACATTATAAGAAGGTGCATATGTATGTGGGTTAGCAGTTCCATGAGCTATCTTTAATCTATATGCTTGGAATGGTACAGTCCACCTGCCAGATAGTGTAGAGTTAGTCCAATCCCACTGTATCTGTGTTAGGCATGAAGATTGATTAGATAATGTAACACCATCATCCTCTGTTCTAGCACAATGTACTGTCATGTATATTGCTTGTTTATCTCTTTGGTAATCACCACCAGATAGGAATCCAGTTAGTAAGTAGCTTGGAGCATCAACACTAAAACCACCAAGTATCCAGTCATAATGTGTTGGGTTCTTATATGAACCAAAGGTATATCTTAAAAATTGTGCCATTATAATACCCTATGCTGGTGGTACACCAAGATCAGTTAAGATTAAATATGTAACTTCTTTAGTTCCACTAACCTGTGTCCTTGTACTAACAATTACATTATTAACACCAACCATTACTTGTTGTGTGGAACCAGTACTAGGATTAACAATTAGTACATTGTTATCAACATATGAATATCTATAAGGATCTACTTGGACACCTTTTAAGACTATTGGAAATCCAGAACTAGAACTATTAGGAGTTATCTTATTTTTATAAAAAGCTCCAAGAATAGTATCTAATACCAACTCCATCGGGGGGCTTGGCAATCCATACCCATTGTAGTATACCCACTTAACCTTCTTCTCATAAGAGTCGTAAACACCTTCTGAGTTTTTAGCTATAGTAGGTGGAATTGAATTGTAAAACTTCTGTATTGTTTTAGCGGCTAAATTAGTAGCTACATAATCACCATATTGATTTTGAGCAATACTATAGATACCATCTTTACTCCAATATAGAGCAGAACCTTCTACTACTACAATTGATCCCGGACTAATACAACCTGAATTAGTTAGCTTACTTGTTTTATAATTAGTAGCTGAGAAGCCATAACTATTACCACCAGTAACACTCCACACACCATTATCAGCAAATACCAATAAGGCAGAACCTAAGTTAACCATACCACTAATGTTATATGCACCTTGGATTCTTATGAATCCACCATCGGTGTCTACTAGATCAGGACTGTCTTTATTAGTTGGATCAGCTGCTTGATAACAATTGATAATTGTACTTGTGTCATGTACAAGTTGACTGAATAATACATACGAGGATAGTTTGGGTGAAGTTGAATCACCACCAACTACTTCACCAGAGAATCCAGCATACCAAACTCGACCAGCAAATTCACATACACAATTAGCACCACCCGGAGTTGAATCAACTGGAATGCTTGCTATGACTGCTGGTGAATTGATTGCAGTGCTTGTATAAGGATAAGTAATAGACATGTTAGTAAGCTCTGTCTTTCTACTCAACCCTCTATCTAGTGCGTCAATGATAAAGAAACCAATTGGGGCATACGTATTACCAAACTGTGATGCGCCACAATTCTCACCATCAAACCTTATAATAGTTTTACTACCGGCAGTAGTAGAAGTATTAGCATACAAACTTGGAATAACACTATCAGAGTTTGATGGATAGAATGGTGGAGTGACATTATTCATAAAGTTTTGAATAGTGTCAAAAGGATAATCACTACCACTAAAGGTAGGTTTAGTAATACCCCAAGTTTGATTTCTTAGATTATAAATATGTTGTAATGGAGCTTGCTTAGGGCCAGATGTTTGTGGTCTAATAGATATATTACTACCAACTCTTAAATTTGTACCATCTGGTGTTATTGCCTCAATGCCAAACAAATCTCTTACCAGAAGTCTTTTACTAGTTCTTGAAATAGTTCCTGCTACAGTATCATAAGAATATATATCTACGTTTTTATCACCAGTGGTTACTACAAGTTTACCATCCACAGAAGCAAATGAAAACCTGTTTATAACTGGTAAGTTGGTATATAAGTATGTATATATTAATCCAGCTGATAATGCAGATTGATCTGAATTAAAGAACTGTAATGTACCATTAAGTTGTATGACAATAATAGTCTTGCTGCCTAAACCACCAGCATTGCTCCATCTAAATGAGTTGACTTTTAGATTAGTAGGGTCAGTTATGTTTGTATTGATCTTAACATAACCATCCTCAAAATCCATTCCTAATCTTCTTGATCTAGAACCATCCTTATTGATGACAAAGTTCTGTTCATCTAATGAAGCATTCTGTGGAAAGGTTAATGGACTTGCCTCGGTAATAAGCCCACCAACAAATGTATTTAGTTCAATAGGCTGGTAGGATCGTGGCATTCTTATTCCTTAGTTAATGTTTGCGGTCTGCTTCCAATATACATATCAATATGTTTCTTAGCTATCGCCTGTGTAGTAAATAGGCCAGATAGAACTTTTGGAAGTGCACCTTTACCAATTGAATGAATTGAATAGTTGGCTGTAGGCTTATGTAGCTTAATTTCGTAACCGTTATGTTCCATTAGTTATCTCTTCTGAAGGTTGGGTCTTTACCAATCGGATTACCAAGGGACCTACGATTGCGACCATAATTTGGAAACTGAATACCACCAGCAACAGTCCAATCTTTACGAGCTAGCCAACGTCTACTACGTTGTGAAGCTTCCTCTGATTTCTGATCTGCTTGCTGTCTTAGTTTTAATGCTGACCTACTTTTAGATTCCTCAATTAATTGGGGGAATGCTTCAATAGGTAGGTCAGGAATAGCTGAATCTTCATGAGTCCAAGCTGGCATTACATAAGCATATGCTTGTGATCTAGCATCAGTTAGCGTTGGTTCAAAACTACTATCCCAAGAATCAAATACAAGATTGACATCATCAAAACTTGTAAAATACGTTGGTGGATTTGAATTATCTATTTGAAGTTCTATACCAGAATAAGGATCTGTAACACTCACAATGTTTGGTGCAGACCAGTTTCTTTTTGCTGATAATCTTAAGAAATCTTCTGGATTAATCCACTTAACTTCACCCATCTGTACAATGGGACTAATACGTGATTTATCATAATTAACCAATATAATTTCTTTTACATTTACATCAAAAGTCATATAAACTGGTATGGTTGTATCAGCAGTTGAGTGTAGCTGTATTAATCTTTTAGTATGAGGCCAACTTCTATTAGTCATCATATCAAGGAATGTAGCACGAACAATACTAGCTACCTGTACTGATTCTACAGTATCATTAATTGATAATACTTCATCACCTGATATGTCATTTAGAACATCTTGTGTAATTTCAAGTAAGGTTAGCTTATTCATAATTAACTACCAATCTCATAAACCTCTACTGAGGCTGATGGTATATCAGTCCAACCAGCAGTAGTAGCAGTTACTTTATATAAACCACCAACGTTAAGACCAGCAGATGAAGTAGCCACCTGTACTTTAAATATATCACCCGGTGAAACAGTTACAGTGAACTTCTTAGATATTGGAAGTACATCTCCATTGTTATCTAAAGTTGCGCCAAAAGTATTAGAAACCTGTGTAGTATTGAGTAGTCCTCTTAACATCAAGATTGATAAACCAGCACCAGCTACTCTGCTAAGACTTGCATTAAATCTTACTTCATATGTACCAGCAACATTAAAGGTTATATTACCTAAGTTATCAATAGTAACATTAGTAGTAACAGAACCAGCACCATATACAACTTGTAATGGTGTATCAACAGCTGTTGGTAACTGAGAAGTTAGGGTACTAAAACTTGAATTAGATAATGCTACACCACTACCGCTTGGCAGGCCTAGAAGATCACTATATGTTACTTGTCTGAAGGTTGTAGTTCCATCTCCGTTGGACATACAAACAGTTTTGTTTACTGCCGTGCTAGCTCCCTTAGCTTCATGGCGATCTGCGTCAGCAATAGCTGAATGTAGAATTGACATCTTATCTCCTGAATAAAAAAGCCAGCCACCCATCACTGAATGACTGGCTTAGATTATACCTTAAGCAGTTACGGTTACAACGCAGGTAGCAACTAGCGCACCATTAGATACGGCAGTAGCCTTGACGTTTGAAGTACCAGTAGCAACACCAGTCACTAGGCCAGCGCTTGTTACAGTAGCCTTGGCAGGGTTGCTAGAAGTCCATACAACAGCCTGATCTGCACCAGACGGTAGGATGGTAGCAACGATAGTAGCAGTGTTGACGCCAGACAGAGACAGAGTCTGAGTAGTCGGAGCAACGCTGATAGACACAGCCTTAGCGAAGTCACTCGGGAAAGCAGGAAGTAGAGCATCGCTCTCATAACCAGCTTGCTGCTTGAACTCAATAACAAGACGGCCCAGAGTCATACCAGTTTGTACACACTCACCAGTATTAGTGGCAGGAATGAAGATAGGGGCAGACTCAGTAGCACCAGACACTTCTAGACCACCAATGGTGACAGAAGTGACAGTACCAGTCTTTACGAAAGTCTTGTCAATACCACTGACGAATACACCACCACCACGAGGGAAGAGATATACTAGACCTTGTGATGGCTGGTCAATAACATACTGATTGATGTAACCATCAACAAGATAAGTACCTTGACCACCACCGACAGTGCGTGGGCCATATTGGTTGTGAACATTTAGGCCAGTGTTAGATTCATAAGCCATAATTATTCTCCAGTATGGTCAGGGGTGTAGTTAACGGCGCTTGAAGCAATTAGGCCGAGAGTATCTACACGAGAGATACCAAAACCATAACGGCAACGAACGACATGCTCATCACGAGCACGATCCTTGTTACGCTCACCCTCAGACTTCGGCATACGTCTCCATGCACCCATAACCGGTTTAGTCTGGTCATCAAGGACACACATGAAGATATTACCAACGTAATTAGTACCAGTGGTAGTACCATCATTATAAGTATTGATGGGTAGACGGTTAGAGGTTAGAACGTCCCAACCGAAGATGTTCCAGAGGAATCGCTGACCAGAAGCCATACCAGCCTGAATAATATTCACTGCGAACTCAGTGATATTAGAGGTAAGGTTCACATAGCCAGATAGAGTTGCCTCTACAACAGGGTCAACAATGGCCACACGGCCATTAGCAGGAACGTTAGCTTTGTCGAAAGCAAGACGAAGTTTTAGGAAGTCTTTAAGCTGTACGACACCACCGACGTGGGGTGAAACGATTTGGTGTGCAAATCCGTTGACAGCATTAGGCCCAGTGTTAGCAGCATAATAATCACCAACAGTTTTCATGAAGTCAGTTTCAAAAACTTCCTGAATTGCACGGGTTGATTCAGCAGCACGAGCTGCCATAAGCGCATCAATGTCTGTACCGTCTTCACGAAGGTCATCAGTGATGTACCAAGCATCGCCCTTATACTCAGCGATTCTAAACTGGATTTCACCAGTCTCAATCGGGTTATAAATTAGCGGTGCATCTTCTTCAGCATCCTGAATGGTAACTGTACCGATGGTCTTGATGTGTAGTGTTTCACCATTAGCGAAATCACTTACGTTACGCCAGAAAGACTCTGGTAGAAGACCATCATGCAAGTTTAGCAGAATGAACTGAGAATACTGCTCGGACTCAATAAAGGCACGAGTGTTGTCAGTTAATTGCATTGTTTAATCCTTAAGTGGTTATACCATGTTTGGCATGAACCTGTTCCTTAATCTTCTGCATGAATTCTGCACGTTCCTTATTAGTTGCTCCTGAGAGCAAAGACTTTTCAGGACGTTTCAGTTTTTCAGTTTGCTGTGGATTAATTGGTTCAACATTCCTACCACGCACGGTTGGGTTAGGTGTATGTACACCCTGAGCTTTAAATAGCTCAAGAACTAAGGCAGGGTTTCTACCTGCTAGATCACCCAGCTCTTTAGGTGTAGTACCAAGGGCAGCAGCCTTCTCAGCTAATACTTCCTTAGTCTTATCACCATACTGTGCAATCAAAGCGTCTTGAACTTTTGACACATTACTTTGATATTGAGTTTGTACATCTCTATCAGTCAAAGTCTTAACTAGTGATTGTTCAACTAGTTTACGTACTGCTTGCTCATCAAGCCCAACATTGGCATGGAGGTTACCATCCTCAGTGGATTCTCTTGCAGTCAGTCTTTGTACAACAGCTTCAATAGATTCTCTCTGTTCTAGTTCAGCCTTTACCCTCGCAAGCTCTGTTTCTCTTTCAGTAAGCTGACTCTTAAGCTGGGGAATAAATTGCTGACTATGTCCTAGAGCTTCTAAAGCTTTATCTAAGCTATCATACTTTTGTTCTCCATTCTCGTTCTTAATAGACTTTAGCAGGGTTGCTACTTTGTCATCTTGTGTGAGAATTGGAGCTACTACCGGCGGGGTAACGCCACTATCAAATACATTCGGCTGGTCGGCCATTATTTAAATCCTTATTAGTTTTCAATTAGATTGATTAGATACTTTAAAGCTCTTTCATAACCTACAGCATCAGCTTGTAGGTAAGCCCAATTGGGGCAATCATACTTATCTTTGGTGAGATTAGCAGATCGTATTTCCTCAATCTTATCTATCAACATCTGTTTTAGTCTTCGTCTCATAACTAGAGATTCTTTAAAATTCTGTTCAGTATCTATAGCTAATTGTTTTTCTAATCCACGAGTCCATGAATCAATCATATTATAAACCCGGTGGTGTCTTTACTTGTTGCTGAACCTGTAAGTCTTCTTGACTCTGATTAACAGCAGCTTGTGTGTTGTGTTGTTCTTCAATACCAATATTAGGTGCGAAGATCTGGTAAGCTTTAAGTCCAATGATCTGGTTAACGAAGTCAGCAATAGCTAGAGCTGAAGTATGTGGTTGTAGCATTGCACCAAGTGGTGAGTTGAATACACCAACTAGGTTCTGTAGATCCTGTTGCTGTTTAGCAAAGTGTCTAGCACCTACTGGTCTAATGATACCTGCAGCTGTAATATCTTCTTGAGTAACAGTTAAGAACTCCTGAGCATTATACTCAGTGTCCATGACTCTAATAACATCAGAGCCATCCAAGTTACGTCGTGCAATTTCAAGCATACCATTAAGAAGAGGTTCTAGTAGTTCCACTTCAAAGTTAGTAGCTTTCTCTTGGAAGATACGCCCAGCTGCTGTCATTAAGGTGTTAACTTCAAACGCTGTCTTCTCACCCGGTGTCCTAATGCCCATAGCATCTCTTGGAGCACCAGCATATAGTTCCATCTTATCTTCTAGTGAAGATATCTCATTGGTAGCAGTAATCACTGCATTCATATTAGCTGAGAGTGGAGTAACACTACCACCTTCCATTACATGAATCTCAGCACTTGGCCCCCAAACGAATTGTTCAACATCACCTGCAATAAGTAGGGGTGGTTGAATGACTAGATCAAAAGCATCAGCCTTAGCATTCTCTAAATGATCTATTCGATATTGCATACCAACTAGATTATCTAATGGGCCCATGGCCCAGATGTTATCTTGTCTAAATCTCCAACCTACATGATAAATTGGTGCACCACCAAACCATGTTGGAATCTGCTCATCTCTGACTGTATGACAACGATCTACGACAGTAATAAGACGTTCAGTCTCAAGTTCATTAGTAGTTTTATTATAGTAATCACCATAGAACTCCAACACTTCCATTTGATTGCCCATGAAGTAATCATACATATTCATGAAACCATCTGCTTGGAATCCGCAGAACTTCTGGAAGTCTTCATAAGAGTAACCACCATAATTCCTACGAATTAGATCTCGGTTCTCTAAAGCCTTCTTCCAAAAAGAATTCTCTGGTTGATCTAGTGCTAGTCTTTGTAGCTCACCTATACCTCTAACTGACCTAATGATTTTCCACGATTCAGCAAAGCTAGGAGCTAGATGATCGAAAGCCATATCAAGAGGACTAATCCTATTAGCTCTGGGTCCAATGAAGCTAGGTAGCTTACTTCCATCAGCCAATGTCTTATAGTTACTTTCAAACGAAGGTATAACGAAAGCATTACCATAGTCGATGTAGTCATATACACACTTAGATATCTCTGTTCTGAAATGACCTTCCCTGCATTTATTCTCCATGTAACCTTCAATTACTTTAGCTTTTTCTTTCTTAGCTGCATCCTTAGTATATGCTTCCCATGATAACCATTGGTCATTAGGAAACAAACTTGAGATATAGTTTGAATGAAGGTTATCTCTGATTTGACAAATCTTAGGAGTAGTGGTACTATTCTTCCACGGCAAGGTGTTGTTACTTGTAGTTCTGGTGTCAGTTGCGAAGATGTAGTTACGTAATTCTAACCACTCATTAATCTTACCTTGCATATTCATGTGGGATCTATTCCACAGATTAGCAATAAACTTAGCGGGGTCATCCTGATAAATAACAGGAAGTTCTGCTACTTTCTTCATTTAGTATTCCTGTTATTGACGGTATGGTACACCACCGAATCTACTATTAACAAAAGTTGTTTTAAGAAAGTCTGATACTCCATACCCACCACGTTTCATTGGTGGTACAGCAATGGCTACAGCTGAAGCTAGAGCATCCTTAATATCATCGTGTGGTGGCTTACTTAGAACAAGTTCTTCTTCTAAGACTGAAGTCCAACCACCCTCTAAGTGCCACATTGATAGATCATCATAACGATGTTCAAGTGCAGCAGCAATACGTTCTTCCTTACTACCTTCTGATCTAGAAGGTCTAAACTCTTCAATGGATAATCTCAACCCATCCTTAGTTACATAATCTTTGATTGCATTTACAATTACTTTTTGAGCCACTGAAACCTCAGCTCTAAGTTTATTAAAAGTCCACTTAATGTGTAAATCTTTTACATGCTTAAAATACTCAAGAGTCTTATCTGACTTGAACCTATCTATATCTAAGATGTATATATTACTGTCTGAGTCTATACCTATTACTACTATGGCGGTGTAATCTGCTCCTCTAGACAGTGAGAAAGCAAAGTCAACGGCTGCGTATATGTTAAGCCTTCTATCTGAATAGAACCATTTGCCACTCTCTTTACGAAGACCTCTTGGGCTATAATACTGAAATTTTGACCTAGATATTCTATCAGATCCCGGGTCATTTGGGTTGTTGTAATACTGTGCGAAGAATTGAACTCGGTCATTATATTCTGCCTTAATTCTAGCAAGTGTCTGTTGATCGAAACCAAAAGCCTTACCATCATCCCTAATAGATCTAGGCCAGCAGAATACACCATCTACTTCTACTTGATACTCCTTAATTTCCCAAACAGGAGCTTCTTCAATCTTTATACCATCCTCATTGTATACATCATAGAATTGTTGTTTCCATTCATGGTATACATCTACAGGATGATAGCGAGTTCCACAAGCAAGAGTAAAACCGCCAGAATTACGAATGGAAGTAAACTGTGAGGATTTTCTTGATACCAATGAACGACCATCTTCCGTGTACGCATTTTCAGGAACAACCAAGTCATCAGGAATAATGATATCAGCGTGCCAACCGGTTGTGTTAGTAGTGAGTCCTGCCGTAGCCACCGTAGCATCTCTAATACCTTCTTTCTTTCTTAAGGGATGATCTACTGATATCTTATTAGCTGACCAACGTTCTCTTTTACCTTCCTGTGGATTTAAATACTCAGGAAAATATCTTCTGTATACTGTACTACCAAGAATGTTCTTAATAGCAAATAGCTGTGTTTCTGCTAGCTCAGCCGTAGCTGATACATAAAGTATTGATACATCTGGATGACGAGTGATGATCCAAGCAGCCCATGTAGCAACCATGTGACTCTTAAGATGGCCACGAGGTAGCATGATTAGTTTATTAGCTGTTAGTGTTTGGCCTTTGCCAAAGAGACTATACTCTTGTAACCACCTAAAGATTTCTCTATGGACATTACCATAAACATATCCCGGGTTAACTAACTTAGCAAAGAAGCATAAATCTTCTATAGCTTCTTGTCTTATCTCTTTAGCACCTTGTGGCATTCTTTCTAGTTTAAGTTCAGCCTCTACTAACCACTCTTCTTCATACCTCATTAACTCTTCCTGTAATTATCCATCCTAGCTACATCAGTATCAAACTCAGTTTCAATGTGATGAGCAATAGCTGCACGTTTCTCTTCTTCTTGTTTAGAAGGTCTACCAGCACCCCTCTTATCCCAACCCCTATCAGCTAAGAACTTAGCTGCTTGATAATTACCATTCTCACTAGCACATAGGTTCTGTATATCACGAATGGCTTGAGAGCGAAGTTTAATTTCTAATTCTTCTCTCCACTCAGCAATGTATCTACCAATTACTTTATTCTCTACTAGACGCTTCCAATGACTCCAACTTAAGAAGTATTTAGTAGCAAATGCATATTCAGTTGGATCATCAGCTTCAATATATAGTTTCTTAATAGAAGGGTATAGTTTACCATTCCATGTATGATCCTGTTCCTTAAGAGTATACATAGCATAAGGTTCACTATAACCAAGCTCAAGAAATAGGGCTTGTGTTAATGGCCTACCTGCATTATCTAAAAGTTTAACTCTATCTGAAACAAATTCATTTTTCATAATTATAATGGTGTCTGAAGATTAATTGATGTAATAACATTATTAACAATAGTAAATTGAACTGTCTGGTTAGACAGGGTTGCATTACCTGTTATCGCTATACCTGTATAACTTACTCCACGCGAGTTATCACAAGTTATCGTAGTTGTGTCAGGAAATCTTACACCCTGTAGATTAGAATCATTAATTGGAGACCACCATAGCATATCATTAGTAACACCAATATCAATATATGCGTCTGGTGAAGTAGTAGCTTTAACAACACCTGGACTTGTATTGGTCATATTAACTAGGCCAAAACCATTATCTAGTATTGCTACAGTATTAACTCCCCCAAGAAGAGTTACAACTGATGTGCCTAATGTCTGGTCATAATGGTTAAGTACATACATAGTATCGCCCGGATACTTACCATTAGGAGAACCACCACCAGATCCTCCACCGTTCCATGTACCAAGAGTGCTAGATAATGTAGGCATTATTCTAAGTCCAAACCACCACCAAATGCTGATGGTTGTCTTACCACCCTAAATGTACCAGCACCAGTAATAGTACCAAATTGAGTAATATTCTGTGGAGTTAGGTTAGCAATGGTTGTATAAGTACCACCAGAGTCTTTATGCTGTAGAAGGAATAATGCATCTCCATTAACTACTGCATCTTCTGGTTTAATATATAATGACTTAGGTGTACCAGCAACTACAGTAAAATCTGAAGAAGTAGCTGATGTATTGCCAAAGGCTATTAGTTCTGCCATGAGTATTCCTATAGTTACTATTAATAATACCAAGGCGACGCTCTTGGCTCTTGACTTACTACCTATGTTGTTGCTTTATACAACATAGGACATACTTCTTCTTTCTAATCATTCCTTAGAGCTGGGAAGACGAAGTCTTCAATTACTTATAATCCTTATGCTCTTATATACTAAGACCCCAGGAATGAAGGAAAGGTAATGTCTGTAATTTTTATTAGAAATTTCTTAGGTGCATTGCACACTAATCTGACACCCCTAACACCCCCTTTGACCCCTAAGCCATTGACCACCCCTAGTATATACTAGGAACTCCTAGCCAATGTTAAAGATTCTTAACATTATGTGTGCAATGCCTCCTCCGTATGTCGTCCAATGAATACTCCTTACTAATCAAGGCTTTATCCTATACACATGCCCACCTAAGTCATAATGTGACCATATGTGTCATCATGTGACCTACTACGTCAGTGTCTATCTATGTAAAGCTTCCTTTACATCATATTTATGTTTCTTTATATATCAATCACTTATGATTTATGGCATGAGTTGGCACACTGTCTGCATGTATGTCTGGCATGAAGACCATATGCCTATTGCTAGCATTGTTTACCACTTCAGTGTATGCTGAACATACCTCGGCATCCTTCACTGTAGGTATAACCATTGTTGCTAGTTGCTCTGTGGTTGTATCCAGTGTTAGACTACCTGCCAGTTGTGTGGCTAAGTCATTGCCACCGTTGATAATCACTAACACTAAGAACAAGGTTGTTACCATCTATTACTGAGAGAATAGCCATGAGTCCATACATCGTTTACTTCGGTAGCCTATTGATTCTTGCTATCGTTTGTCTGTGTTCAAAGAACGAAGATAAATAGTCATACAAGTTATAGTCTGTTCAGCTTAGGTTCAGACTATACCTAGTATGATTTGATCGTCAGTCATGGAATGACCCTGAGACATGCTAGTCCGCCTAGTTGTATAGCCGACGTCTCATATAGTGCCGTAAGGTGACGATGACAACGTCGGGTTGTCTTTGTTGTAACACTGTCATACTGTTCATGTCTGTAAAGCATGCTTATGCAGTGCGCAAAAACGTACAAAAACGCTAGAAAATACGTTCAGGCTACGTTCAGGGTAACGAGTGTAGTCTGGACAACATAGCAAACGGGCTAAATGTTCAGCTACTGGGGACGACAACCGTATGACATAGCAAGTATGTCAGCCAATGGTGGTGATTGGAGTGCTAAAGCCTGACGGCAATGGTTCCGGTCTAAGCTAACGGCGTCAAAGGAGACTATAAACCCTCAACCATGCCGCTAGGTGAATATAGGGCAGAGTCGCGGTGCAGGCATCGGTGAATGCACCCCCGTTACTTTCACGGGCAACATGTTCTAAGCTGGCCTGTCTTACAAGCAGGGACTAGCTCGGCACTGGAAAGGATCGCAAGCGAACGTCTTGAGTAATTTAACGTTCCCCGATCAAGGTTCAGGCTCAAGGATTCTATTCCTCGACTAACTGAACTAGCCATCATAATGGCGGCAAGCGTTAGCTTGCAAGTATGCCCTGCGAATAGAGCACTCGGGCTTCTACCCGCCACGGCTTGACGACTAACTGACATATGCATAGTCAGATTCAGAGCATACTTTCAAGCTAACTCGTTGGAGAACAATCATGGATACACGTCCTGTCTTTGTTAAACACAATAAAGCTTTTCAGCGTCAAGCTAAGATCGTGCAGCTTGACAGTATTAAAACACCAGAAGCTAGGAAAGAACATAAGAACATGTTTACGTTTAGGATTGGCCGGACTAAGGTTAACACTGCCGGCTTCTATGAAAGGTCTGGTAAGCATCCTGTTCGATGTAAGTGAATTGGCTATCCAGTAATATGTAAATAATATCTAATCAACACACAACACAAGTGGAGAGTGTCATGAGTACAATTAAGTATGTCGAAGCCAAAGACTTGAAAGGTCTAGAAGTAATTCAAGACAAGGCCATCAAGAGTGTCCACAGTGCACGTATGCTTATACAAGTTGCACTTGTGGCCACGATCCTACACATGGGTAAGCATGGAGACTGGACAGTTGCCAGTCGCTTGGTTGAAGGTCTGGGTAACACTGTCAATGGTAAGGCTGTGGTTGAATGGCTTAGGAAGTTTGGTAACCTGTCAACCAATGATGATGGATTCACTGGCTTTACCAACAAGGATTTCAAGGCAGCAGTGCTGGCAACATTGGATGAAGCCAAGGCAACCATGTGGTATGAACTTAAGATTGTTAACCCGTTCAAGGGTTACAGTCTTGAGGCACAATTGCAACAGGTAATCAAGAACCACAAGTCAGTGATGGCAAAGGTTGACACATTGTCCAAGGATGAACAGGACAAGGTAGATGTAACTGTCAATGATGCAACCATTCGGCAAGTGTTGGCGTTGTGTAAGTTTGATGCCATCATTGCCGATGCAAGTAACACAGATACAATTGCTGCAGAGATTGCCGCACTTGAGAAAGTGACAACCAACTAATACAACAGTAACACTGGTTACCTAGCCCATTGCTAACCACAGTGGGCTTTGTCATGTCTGTTGGTACAGTTCTTAGCTCACTGTTGATGGACAATGATTGTCTAAAGAATACAGACCTTGTCGGCTCATACTAAAGACAGCAGGCATGACAAACAATGGGAGAATGTTGTGAATGTCTATCGTGCATGGATCAATCAACCAAGTACACTGCAACAAGACCATAGATTGCATGGTAAGTATTGCATCGTACAAGACGATGGCAATCAATATTTAAGAGTGTGGTTTACTGAGGGTGAACTAATATCAACGATGGTTAGTAGACTTGCACTATCAAAGTGTTGAGTTTTACAATGCACGTTTTGTTAATTTTTGCCACAAAATCAAAAGGGCTATGAAAATGTCAAACAAAATGGTTGTCCAGTGTGCTTCGTTCAAAGGTAAGCAAGTGGTTCGTGCACCTATTGAGCATGGTAAGCGTACAGGCAAGACTCACCGTGACCATACAAGTGGTTCATGGGCACGTCGTCCTCAGAATATCCGGGACCGTCAAGACCGTTATGATGAGTTGAAGTAATACGTCATGGAATCAACAGAATTGTTCAACCAGTTCAGCAAGCTTGAGCTTAATGATGTCAAGACTGTTGAACTGGTTAAGTGGCTTAAGAACAGAACTGGTTGGTCAGTTCATATGTCTTACATGGTGGCTTGTCTAATTAAAATTGCTAATAAAAGGTGATGTTATGATTACTGCCAGACAAGCCCAGCTTAAGTTCAATGACAAAGACTACGTAGATGCAATGATCGTAGTTAACCAAGCCATTATTGATGCGAGTCCTAACAGCCATGAGGTAGGTGTTTCAATATTGACTGGTACTAATAACACACCATTGCAGGTTAAGTATGCATTGGAAAAGGTTGGATTCAATGTAATTCTAAATCATTACGACAATGGTTTTAGTAATATCAATGTGAGGTGGTGAGATGAATACTTAACCATTTGTTACCAGCAGCCATCAGCGGCTTATCGTGTAATTATTCACACTATAGAAGTTTTATAATAATCAATGCCTCGGTAGCTCAACTGGACAGAGCATCAACCTTCTAAGTTGATTGTTGCAGGTTCAAATCCTGCTCGGGGCACCAATCATTGCACCTATAGCTCAGTTGGTTAGAGCAGGAGACTCATAATCTCTTGGCCCTAGGTTCGAGTCCTAGTGGGTGCACCAAGTATTAGTTAGTCGTCCAACCGGCAAGACATCAGTCTCCAAAACTGAGGATGTGAGTTCGAGTCTCACCTAACTAGCCATACCAACGGCAGGCCTATAACCTGCAATGCTCTTAGAACGCTTCTATGGAGGTTACAGACATGGTTGACACCATTGAAGACAAACTAGAAAGAGCAAGACAAGTATTGATAGAACTAAAAGAACAAGGTTATAGTAATAAAGATTTGAATCAGGTTGAACTAATAATGCTTATGGAAATGGGTAGTCATGTCCAAGAGACAGGAACACATAGCAATAGCATATGACAAACAAGGACGAGTCATATCAATCGGTAGGAATAGTTACATCCGCTCTAATAAGACTCAGCGTAAGTATGCCCGACTGGTTGGTAAACCTGATAGTGTTTTTTTGCATGCCGAGATAGATGCTCTGGTCAGAGCCAAGGGCAGACAAATACATTCCATGTTCGTGTCTAGGATAACTCCGAGTGGATATGCTATGTCTAAACCGTGTGAGATATGTGAACAAGCATTGAAAGACTTTGGTGTTAAACACTTGAGGTGGACATGATATGGGTACTGTTCTTATCAAGACAAAGAAACAAAAGATACTAGATATCATTAACGATTATGTTTTCCTTGCAACAGGTCAAAACCTCACTGAAGAAGATGACTATGATGATTTTCTAGAGGCCTTAGATGACGCAGGATTATAACTATGTATACTCTATATGCAATTGGTGTATGTGCCTTAGCATTCCTAGTATGTGTTTTGTTTGATATGGCAGTAGAAGATTATCGGGAACGCAAGTTAGAAGAACAAGATATCAAAGACTTGGAGATGATTAATGACTCCTGAGACATGGTTACTATTGTTCATCATTGGCATACTACTATTAGCATTTGGTGGTAATAGAAACAAACCATCATAATGCATAAGCATAACAAGTTATGCAATGCGTAAAAACTAACATTTTTGGTA